CAGGATCTCGCTGCTTTCGTGTGTCCAGTGCTTCGGCGCGGCGTCGTCATCGATCTTCTGTAACAGCGACTGCTCATTCGGCGATTTCGTAAAACGCGACATCCAAGTCCTCCCCGACAAACTCCAGATCGAACCGCTGGACCGGCTTGCGCCAGCACGGGCGCATGCTGATTACGACGCGCACCGGCGGCCCCAGCTTTCCGTCGGGCCGCAGCTCGGGCTCCACCTCGAAACGTGCGCCCACATCGAAAATCTCAGCCGTCATCGCTCTGCTCCAGGTACGCCTCGCAGATCCGCGCCAGGGCGTTGCCGTTCGCATTATCGTTCTGCGTGCCTTCGAACGGGCCTTTCGCCTTGGCCGCGCCCACGGCCCGCGCCACAATCTTCACCTGTTCGTCATGCAGCATGAAGGTCACCTGCTGGTACGGCGCGCGCTCACCCTCGGGTAGCGCCGGGAAGCCGGTCTGCGCCACCTCCCGCATCAGCTGGTCGAGCTCGGATTGGTCGAAGCCGATGGTGGGCATGTCGAACCCCAGGTTGCGTAGCTCGAGAAGCTCCACGCCCAGCAGTTCCTCGTCCCAGCCCGCGTTTAAGGCCAGCTTGTTATCCGCGATGATGTACGCACGCTTCTTCGCTTCCGACCAGCCCCGGGCTACCATCACCGGAGCTTCCGTGTACCCGTTTACCTCGGCGGCGCTCACGCGCCCGTGCCCCGCAATGATCCCGCCGGCCTCGTCGGCCAGAACCGGCATGGTCCAGCCCCACTCCCGCATCGATGCCGCGATCTGCTTGATCTGCTCCGGACTGTGTGTGCGGGCGTTGCGCGCGTAGGGGATCAATCGCGCCAGCGGCCAACGCTCCACCTTGTCCGCTGGCCACTCGTGCTTCAGCGGCGGCAGGGCGGCGGGATCGTCGCCGGGATTCCCAAAAATCTTCCAGTCCGCTTTGGGCTTGGACGGCTTCACTCGCCGCGGCGGTTTGCTCATGCCTCGATGCCGTCCTTGGGTCGATACCTGGAGCAGTAGCGTTCGCGCAATGCGCCGATCCCTGGCCATTCGCGGAAACTCTTCAGCGAGTCCGCCACCAACCAATTCAGCTGCTCCTCGGTCTCGATCATTTCCATCAAAAGTCCGATTAGCGCACCTCGCACCTCGGGATCAGCCGGAAAGAACGCCATCAGCGCGAGTTTGTTAACGCCGCGCGAAGCGGCTTCAGGTGTCAGTTCCATGTCAAAAGTCCAAGCTCATTTGTTCCCGAACCAGTGCTTGCGGAGATTCTAGGTTGCTAAGACGCGCCCCCTCCTGATCCTGCAACCACAGATCGAACGGCTTCGCGCCTTTGGCGGTATTGCAAGACCCACAGCAGAAGCGCAAATTTCGCGCGTGGAGGCGTGCCCAATCTGTCTCGTGGCGGGGCGGCTCAATGTGATCGATCTGGATATCCCGCTCATTCACGAAACTGTGGCCGCAATTCTGGCAAATGGCGTGGGCACCCATGAGCGCCCGCAACGGCTCAATCAGCGCCCGATAGTTCATCTGCACCATGAAGAACTCCGTGCTCTGTCCGGCCTTGTGCGCCGCTGTAGCTGCGCGGCTCTTAATGATCGCCAGAGGACGGTCGGCGTTCTTGCGTTCGTTGCGCTCCTTCTGCTCACAGTCGCGGCAGCACGGGCTGAAGCGTGAAACAGTACTGTTGCACGTTTTGCCGACGATCCTGAACCGCGAATGGTGCTTCCATAGTCCGCACGTCTGGCATTTCCGTTCGCATGGCCTCGGTGTCACGCGGTCGCCGCCTTTCCACACTGCGCGTAGTACGCCTCTAGCGATTGCTGCCTCACGGTCTTCTTCCTGGGAGGGCCCGCGCCGTCGCGCTTCGCGCGCGCGCGTTCTTCCACTCCTACTTCAGATAAATAAGATACGGAGGGGGCTGGTTGGTCTGTGGAACAACCTTGGTTGGTCTGGGCAACAACCTGTGGTTGTTCTGTAGAACAACCAGGGCCCTTGAGGGTGAATGTGAAACTGTGCGACCCCAGCGTGGTGCTGATCCAGTCCTTCTTGCGAAGCTGGCCCACCGCATCGCGCACCATCTGGTAGGTCAAGCCCAGGTCGTTGGCCAGGGTCACCATGCTGGGATTACACTGCCCCCTTGGACGGTTGTAAGCAGCCAATTGCGCGTAAACCACCCGCGCGGTTAACGAGACAGAGGCGTCTTTCAGTAGCTCTCTATCGATACACAGCGGAAAACTCCTCGCCATTTCAAAGGGCACTTCCTTTCGATAAATTCTGGGGGTGACGCGCGTGCCAGCGCGGGGGAAACAGACAGACTGGTGGATTCCAGGGCTTGTAAGCCGCTGGATCCACTCCGTATAATGGGATCAGTGCGTCGGTCCATCCCTTAACACTTCCTTTCGGTATGGATTCGACTGTGATTGCTCGGGCGCGTCTGATAAACGCGCCCTCTGTTTTTCATGCTCCACGAGAAAATCTGATAACTGCTTCGGGCTGCCGACCACTACAATCGGCAGACGGTAGCGAAGCTCCAGGAGCCCGATCTGCACGACCTGGTCATCCGAGAGATCCGCACCAGGCCTCTTCACTTCCAACAGAAAATTGCGATGGAACTCATGCAGACATGCGTAATCGGGGGTGCCCTTCTTGACGCCGTGGATGTGGCGGCGGCCGTCGAGGGTCTTAAACACGCCAGCATGCAGCTTGACCCACCAGTAGTTGTGCAGCTCGAGGATCGTGAGACAGCCCGCCTCAACGTCGTTCTCGGTCGGCACTTGCGGCCGCAAGCGAAAAGGTCGGGGCATCCCTATTCCTTAAAATTCTGGGGGCCACGGTCGGAGGAAATGGCGTAAGCCATAGCCGTGGCCCCCAGCCCGCGCGGGAAGACCTACGGGCTTGGTGCTTCCGGCGGATACATCTCCTGAAACTTCTCCCACAGCTTCCAGTAGGAATCGCGCACGGCCTGGCCGGCGCGTTCCCACTCGCCGCTCTGGACTACTGCGACCGGAATGCAGTTGTTGATGCAGAATTTCTGAAACTCAGTCTGCTTGGGGTTGAGCACGAAAGATCCCTGATCCAGCACGCATTGAACTCCGCGCTGCGCACTCGACCAGCCGTTGCTCTGGTGCAGAGTTAGAGCGTCATCCGTCAGGTTCTGGATGCGAATCGGGGCATAGCCGAAAGCATCCACGCAAGCCTGCTGAAATTCATCGTCGATATCGCCGAAGCCCGCGCTCTGCTTGAATCCGGTGCAGGCCGAATAATAGCTATTGTCGTCAGGGATGCCCATCAGCGCGCGATAGGCGTCGAGGCGCGTTGGGGTGTTCCAGTCTTGCCGCGGCATCGTTACCTCTTGGACGGCGTGCCGCCGGTCGCGGTGGCTGGCTTCCCCGACGGTGGCGCCTCCTTCGGTGTCCCCTGGCCGACGTTTTGCGAGAACGTGATCTCGCCCGCCACCGCATCGCCCTTCACGACTGTGACATCGTAGACCGCGCTTACCGTGCGAACATTTGGCCCCATGTCGCCGTCGGCCGAGGCGTGGATCTCGACCGAGCCGATGGGCCCGAGCGAGTGCAGGTTGGCGATCAGCGGATTGCCGGTGGACGGCTGGATCTCCATGATCGCTGGATCAGATGACTCCCATTTAGTGGAGCCGTCGACGGCAACGGGATTGCCGCCCTTGTCAGTCCACGTGACGCTCACCGTCGCGTACGTGCCGGATTTCATTTCGCTTGCCATGTTCTCTCCTTGAAAACGGACGTCGTTGTATTCAACTGCAAAAAGGCCCAGGATGGACGGTTCGGCCGGCTGGTCGGCCGGGATCATTTGAATCTGTAAAGGCGTGGCGAAGCTAATCACCATGCGATATCTCCTTGTCGGGAAACTCGACGCCGAGTAAGCGCGCGCCGTGTTCGGTCAGCGGTCGACCGTCCTTCACGTGTTCAATCCAGGCGGACGTCTGGTGGTCGCGCTGGCGGCGGCGCCTGATCGCCGTGTCGCGCGCGACGAAGGCGCAGCTGCGGAGCAGTTGCGACCGAACGCGTACGCCATTGTCCGGCGTCATTATCGAGCGCAAGCGGTCAGCTTGACGGTCGGCGCGCCAACGCTCGTATCGTGCATACTCCGCACTGCTCATGCGGCCCGTCGCTTTCTATTCGCGCGCCGGGTTTCCCAGCCCTTGAATGCCGCTTTCGAGAGCGCCGCCGCAGTGCGCTCGGTGGCCACCTGGCATTCGATTACGAAGGGTACGGGGTCGCTAAAACTGTAATCATCGCGAATGCGCCGATTACAGTTTCGCGCCTCAGCCGCTGGTAAAAGACAGTGGATTTCAGCCTTGCCATCCTCGTATAGGATCTTCTGCACCAGCAGCTTTATCGCCTTGCGGCGGCGTTCGAAGGTCTGCAATTCCGCGCGCATGGCCCGCAGAGCTTCACTCGCCGCGGCCACATCCTTGCGTAGCGGCATGACGGCCACCTTCGCCGCGCTGGTCAATTGCGCTTCGGCGAGTTCCCGGCGCGCGGCTTCCAGCAGTTCCTTGGATTGCTGGTAAGGCTGGTCCGGATCAGCCAGGATTTCTTCGGCCCGCTCCACCTTCCGGCGCGCGCGGTCGATCCGCGCCTTGCCTGGATCCTTCTTGGTGGGCCTCCCGGCCATCCGGTCATGATATGCCTCAATCAGCCGCCACAACAACCCAGGATCACATACCGCATCCCAGACAGCGTTCCAGACCGCCTGCTCGATCACCGCCTGGAGAACCTGAGGCGCGCGACAGAACCGAATGCTACGGTTCTTGGGATCGACATGGTTACAACGATAAGCGGCTTTCTCTCCAGGCCTCGGCCGGGTGGTGCACCGCTTCTTACAGCGGGCGCACCACAGCAGCCCGCTCAACAGGTAATGCCGAGAAGGTCGCCCTCCGTGCGCCACCTTGTTCTGCGCCAGGGCTTCATGCGCCCGATCCCACAACTCGCGAGATACAATCGCCGGGACCTTGATCGTCTCGCCGTTCTGCACAACCTCCCCGTAGTAAGCGGTCTTCTCGGCCACCTGCGATACGCTCTCTCGATACCACTCATTGCCCTTTTGCGTCCTGATGCGCTGTGCGTTGAGGTATCGCGCCATCTGGCCCAAGGTCCATCCCCCCGCTAGCTTCGTGAAGATCAGCAGGACCACCTTGGCCCGGGCCTTCACGATCACATAGCGGCCCCGGTGCCCGAACTTGTGGCCCTGGTACTCGTAGCCGTCTGGCGCATGGCAGGAGTGGAGAAACTTGTCGCGCGACTTCTGGCGGCGGCAGCGCCGGGAGCGTTCCCGAAACTTGGCCCGCTCATACTTGCTAACTGCGTTCTGCACATCGAAAGACAGTTCGCCTTCGGGAGTGTCCTCGTAAGAGCCGGACACGAAGTCGATTTTCGCGCCGCTCTTTTCGAGTTCCATCTTCAGGATCACGGCGTCCATCTCGCCGCCGCGCGTCCAGCGATCCGGCGAATAGGCGATCACCACCTTGTAGATTTTCTGCGCTAGGTTGTCGCGCAGCCGATCCAGTTCGGGCCGATCCAGCGTGGCGCCGCTGGCGTTGCGATCGATAAACTCGTGCGGCTCCTCACATCCGTATTTCTTGCGTGCCAGCGCCCGCATGTCGTGCAGCTGCGATTCGATGGAGTAGTTATCGCCCACCGCGCCTTCGGGCTTGGGCGAGACGCGCGCGTAGATGGCGCAGGTTTGCG